AGGGTGGTATGCTAAAAATCTTTGTAAAGCTTGATTTTGTTTTCTAACTCTTAACAGACCTGATTCAAAAATAATAGGAGTAACAATAGCATTGCCATCTTGTTCATCTTTAAAAGGACTCATTTGATTAGTTGCGTATCGAATTTCTCTGTTCTCTCCTGTTTCTTCATCGAAGTGAAGTAAAGGTCTACGCTTAGAACTTTTTGAAGGAAGCATAAAGCTCAATGGAGCTGCTCCTCTTTTGAGTCTATAGACTCTGTCTTTGATTTCTTTTTTTTCTTTCATTATATTAAAATTAAATTACATTAAAAAAAGATAGGGGTGCCCGAAGACACCCTTATCCCACACACTACTAATATTATTCTTCGAATAATACAAAGTTGTTAGCACCCATAACACAAACACATCTTTCTGATAAGAAGTTAACTCTCATCTCATCAATGTCTGTAGTAGCTGCTCCACCTGCTGAACCTGTAATCCAAGTCTTGTAACGTCTGTCTTCAGTTTCTGAAGCTCTATAACGTACATGAAGGAAAGGTCTCTTAGCGTTTTTACCAAGAACTTGGTCATAAACACTTGTAGAACCTGCCGGTACTAATAAACCTGTGATAGCACCTGAACCTGCAATAACAGGAACATTTGTTAAACCACCTCTCATTGTTGGGTCGTTTAGGTACTTCCAATCAGACTTGTAGAAGTCATAACCTCTTCGGAATCCTGTGAATCCTAAGTTAAGAGCCATTTCCTCATCGTTGTCAAATAATCCATAAGATGAACCACCTGCACCGTAAGAGTTTTGAGCTGCTAACATATCATCAATATCGAATCCGAATTGTCTGTTAACGAAGATTACATTTTCTTCGATTGCTCCTTGCTTGTCTAATCTATCAATAACTGCATCAAAGTCAGCTAAGGCATCAGGGTTTCCGCCACCCCATAAGTTTCCTCTTGTTCCTACTGCATGGAATACACCTTCAGAACCAATAAGTCCTGCAGCTAATGCTCCTGATGCAACACCACCAACATTTTCAGCCGGTACTGCTTCAATCATAGATGTTTCTAAGTAGTCATCAAACCTTAATCTTGTTTCATGCTCTGATTTTAAATACCATAAGTATCCTGAACCACCGTCTTCTGTAGTAATCTCTACCCATCCTATTTGAGCCATATCTGAGCCATTAACTAAGTATGTATCTTTTAAGATGATTGGATTATTTTCGAAGATGTAGTCATCAGATTCTAAAGAACCTTGCATTCCTGCTGTTCCTTTTTGGAATTCAGAACCATAAATGAATACTGTAACGTCAGAATTACCAACACCTGTTCCTGCGGTAATTAAACCTGCAGTTTCATAAAATGCTACGGTAAACTGTAAGATGTTTCCACCTACTGCTACGTCTGTAATGATACCTTTGTTTTCACCTGAACCATTGTTTTGATTTATCACAATAGTTTGTCCAACTCTAAGAGCCGGAGCACCTTGTGCATCAAAAGGATTGCTTCCTGTGATTACAGTTCCAACAGGGTTTGCCCCTATTGCTGAATCATTAATTTGGAATGTTGCTGTAGCTGCACCTGCCGCTGCTGCACTTCCTACTTCTACATATTTTATATGTAACCTTCCTTGTTCTGCCCATTTGATAAGGTCAGAATTAGAAGGCATCTCAGCTCCTACCATTCTTAAGAATGAGCTAAGTGTACGATTACCATATCTTTCAAATTCTTTTTCATAAGTATCCGGTAGATACTGATTCAAGAAGTCGAAATTAGTAATATAGTTACTCTCTAGTGGTACTTTCTGTGCAGAAGGCTGCAAAGAAAAACTAGGAGAACCTGCTAATGTTCCTGCCATAATTTCTAATTTTTAATTTTTAAACTTATTTATTTTTATTACTTCTAATTTTAAGCCCTCTTCCCTCACTTGGGTTGATTGCTCGTATTGTCATACCATCCTTCTTTGTTACTTGAGGTGTATTCCTCATAGACATATTGACATTCTTTATTTTTTTTGTCACATCTGTCGTAGCATCAGCTTGTCCTTGTTCATAAAAGAACTTAGCAAACCTTTCAGGATTTTGTGCAATTGATGCAGCTCTATGGTATCCTACTGCATCATTGATTAATCCGCTTTCATCATCAAGATATTTCTTAATAAAATTCATCGAATCAGAATTAAGCCTCTTAATCTCAGACACATTCTTAGAAGGTAAAAAAGTAATAACTTTATCTTCACCAACCTTGAAGTCAAAACCTTTGAACTCCGGATGAAAAACTTCTTCGGTTTTATTTAAAAACCAATCTCGTTTCCTTTTTGCTTCCTCTTCATAGGTCTGAGCATCGTTTACATATTGGTTATATGCTTCTAGTTTTTCTTCTTGCTCTTTAGAAAAAGATGCCTTACTTGACTCAAGGGGCTCTTTGTACATTTCTTTTTGCTTGTCAAAAAACTTTCTAGCTTTTCCAATCTCTTTTTTAAAAGCTAACTTCTTTTTCTTTATTACATTCTCTTCATCCACTTCTTCATCATAAGATAAATCATCCAACATATATTGAATGTCTTCTGAATCTAAAGAGTCTTCAGTAGTAGAGTAATATTCTCTAAGAAGCTGCTTTTCGTCCATAGCTTTAAAGTCTCTATTCAATTTAGAATAGTCAGCAAAACTACGTCCTGTTTCTTTTTTGTACTCCAAATATGCTGCAACATCTTCCGGGATTTCTTGATTTGCTTCTTTAGTTGCAAACAAGTCTTCAACGGAGGCAACATCTTTGTTGTATCGGCTCTTAATAAATGAAAGAACGTCTTCCTCTTTTAACTCTGAGGACTGAGTTGTTTCTTCTTTTGGTGCTTCAGCCGTAGCCTCTACACTCTCTTGTTCCGGTGGGGTAGATTCAACTACCTTTTCCACGGTATTGTCTTCAGATGTTTTGTCTGAAGCTTTGTCTAGAACTTCTTGTTCTTTTTGAGATGCTGACTTTTCGTCAACAGACCCAAGGTCTTTTACTATTATGTCCATTAGATTAAATTTTTATACAAAGTTAATAAATATTTTTGGTTCAAATTATTTACTATCTAGGATTGAATTCGGCTAAGTCAAATCCATCCAAGCTGTCTTCATTTGATTCAAAATTTTGTGGTGGAAGAGCATTCTTCCTTTGATTAATTAATTTAGATTGTTGTGTATTTTGCTGAGAGATTCGGTCTTTCTTGGCTTCTTCTCTTGCGCCTTCTCTAAATGCTAAAGCTTCTTCAGAAACACCTCTTAACTTCTGATTATAATTAAATTCTTCAGCCATTAATTTACTTTTTAATTGAGCTTCATTATTCATTTTTTCAATTTCAAAAGATATTTCCGCTTGTTTTAATTGCATTTTACCCTGCAACTCAGCTTGTTGTTTTTGCATTGTGAGTTGAGCTGCTATCTCTTGAGACTTGAGTTGTTGCTGTGCAGTCATTGCTTGTTTCTCCATTGCCATTCTTTCCTCTCGTTCTTGCTTTTGTTTTCTTTTTAACTTTAATAATTGATTAGCAAGTTTTATATTTTTTAATTCTCTTATATCTATTGCATCTTCTAAATTAATATCTCCTTTAGATAAAGCCATTTGAATGTTTTGTTCAAGCTGAGCTTTTTGTTCCTCGTCAGGTGCTACGTCAATAAATATTCCAAAGTCATATATATATAAATCAGAAATATCATTTAATATACTTACGTTATATTTCCCTATTTTATTTACAAAGTCATCTTTGAAATCTGCATACTCTAAAATATCAGCTACCCTGTAAGTTAAAGCTTCTGATAAGGTTCTATATATATATAAAGCTCCGTCTAATATGTGGCGTGTGGCAACATTTGAATTTAATGCAGCTAGTTTTTGTAATCCAACTAAAGAATTAGGGTCAGGAGTAGAAGCGTCTCTTGCCTCGTTTAATCCTGTAACTTGCCTAATCATTCCTAAATAGTGATTATAATTACCTATTAACATTTGAGCCTTACTAGCTCCTGAGCTAGATGTAATTTCTTTAATAGGAACTCTTGCCTGATTAAAGTCTCCATCTTGAGTGTAACTTCTACCAACAACACTACCTGTTTGAAAATACATTCTTAATGCATCTTCAGGATTATATGCATTGCCTGTCCCAAGGTCTACTTCATTAAGACCATCGGCGTCAATATAAACTCCGTCAGGCACAACTCTTGCGATTACCTGTTGTAGCTTTAAGTGTGTAATTTGAATTAAATCAGCAAAAGGAATCATTCTTCTTACTAAAGATTCAATAACTCCTTTATACATTCTAGGAGCTACAGCTACATAATTAGGCATAGCATGTTGAGAAGCTGACTTAGGTCTTACCATATTATGTGCTAACTGCCATTTAAGAACAATGTTAGTTCCCATTACCATTACACCTTCATACCAAACGTCAATGGTTTTTTCTAACTTTTCAAACTTCCCTTCTTCCATAACTTCTACAGGTGGATTAAATTGGTCATCTTTTTCAATAACCTTGCTTCCACCGGTTTCCATTATTTTTTTCTTGTATACTATTTTTTTTGTAGTCTTATAATTAAAATAAAGCAACGTACAAGTATCTTTGTAAAACATATCGTTCTCATAATACTGAGCAACATTATAATAGTCATACCAATTTTGACTGTACTTGCTTATTTCCTCTAAGTCTTCAGTAGTTAATTCAGGGTCTATTTTCATTAATTCGATAATAGGTAGTGTCTTTACTTCACCCCAATAAAAACAATCTTTAAAGTGTGGGTCTTCTGTAAAGCTATATACTATATTAGCAGGGTCCACATATTTAACTTCAACTCCTGCGCCGGGTAGAAACTCGTGTTTAGCCACAGCTATTCCTAAAACTGTTAAGTCATAGTCTAATCTTTTTCTTAAATCTAAATAATGATTTTCTTCAAAAAGAGTATTGATTGCTTCTTCTTCTGCAATTTCAATTGAAGGCTTATAATTTAGTTGCATATATAAGGAAAGCTCCTCATCGGTATTAGGCAACTGCTCAGGTGAAACCGTAAAGGGGTCTACTCCGGATTGTCGTTGTAAATCCATCAAGAAATCTTTTGAAACCATTTGAGCTTCAACCATATCTTGATACTTAGTTCTTTTTGCTTGTGACATTGCATCTTGTGCGTATGCCTTTACTTTGAATAACCTATCAGCCATTCCGTTGACAACTATATCCACAAATTTAGGAATGACAGGAACCGGTGTCCAATCTAAGTTTAAATAACTTAAATCGCCATCTACGGCTAATTCATTCTTATATTTTGCTACTGACTGTTCACCTCTTGCGTATAAACGTAATCTGTGAAATTGACGAAACTGATTGTAGAATCTACAACTCATTCCATCTCTTCTGAACCATTCGTATTGTATAGCTTGACCTATTTGCAAACCATACTCTAATGTTTCTTTTTCTGCGTCAGATACAAATTGACTCGGGAAAGCTGCAGATTTTATATTTACCTTTACATCTTTCATCTAATTATTTCGCTTTGTATGCCGGTATTAGTATACCTTGCAAAGTTAAGTTTTATTTTTGAATTTTTTCTTTCAGATACATATAAGTGCTTCTGACATGCCATTATCGCTAAGCCACTACTGATAGACGCATCAAACTTAGTTCTGTTGTTGATATCAAACTTTGCCCAATCTAATAATGTTCTATTAAAAGGCATAGTTCCCATCTCATCTCTGCCTCTAAATATCTCTTCAAAATCAATTCCTATATATTTTTCAATGTAAGATTCAATAGCGGCAGCATGTGCTTGTTTTACTGCTTCACTTGTATTAGGAATACCTCCTAATTCTTTTTCGGTTTTAGATAACTTGGTAAAATGTTTATCAGGTCTGTTCATGCAATACTTTCTGTACCCTCTATTTTTAAAATGATATAACAATCTAGGTTTGTTATTTTCTACTAATATAGGCATTCCATAAAAAACACATGCCATAAGCACATCTTCAAAAAATATTTCTGCAGTTTGTGGTCGAGCAACATACTCTAAAAAGAACTCATTACTTGGAGCATCATCCATATTAAATTTAGTTAAACCATGAAAAGCTCCGTTAGAACCGCCACCGCCTACAACACCGGATATATCATAACTGTCACATCCAAAAGCGCCTAAGTGTTCATTAGCAGGAATTTTCATACCGTTTCTTTCGTGTGCATGGTTTTGAATATTAGCTGAAGGTAACCATGATATATTAAATCTTCCTTTATTATCCGGAACCCAAATTACCTTAGAATCTTTGATTCCGTTTTCCCATATAAACTTTCCTTTAGTTATATGATGGTCTTTTATCATAGAATCATTATAGTCGACTTGTTGATAAAGTTTGCTTAAATTAAATATAGATTGTTTACTTTCATCTCTAAAAGCATGAGATGTAGTTCTAGGAAACTGCCTGTAAAATTCGTTTAAATTATCTGCGTCACCTTTTAAAGAATCTACTTCACCTTCCCAATATTTAATTGCACTTGTATATATAGGTTGACCATCAACCCCCTCAGCTTCAACTTTAGGAACCTCTAGCACCGGCATTCCATATCGGTCAATAAAGCCTTCCATATTCCATTCCATAGGAATAAAAAGATTATATAACCCACTTTTAGTTTGACCATTTGAATTACGATTTAATATATCTGAATCATCGTATAATTTTTTAAAATTATTACCTCCTTTTTCTAAAGCATTTGAGGTACTCCCCATCATACACTTGCCTATTATTTTACTACCTAATCTCAAACAAGTTTTTGTTACATTCCAATTGTTTAAAATATTATTTGGTTTAATCCATTTACCGCTTTCATCATGAACTAATAGTAATAACTTTTCTCCATCATAAGAGTTATCATCAGTATTTTTCCAATCTATTGTAGTGTCTAGCCCCTGCATGTCATCTTCAAAAACTTCATGCATATTTTTTTTTGTTATTTTAGATGCAGGAACTCTAAAGGCTAGTTCAGTTTTAGGTTTGTCCATTCCATCCATAATAGGTTTAAAGAAAAATGGAAGCCTACTATTTATAGGCACCACTTTGTCTGTAAACATTTTTTTAGCATCCGACCCCGTCTTAGATAGTATTCCTATCCTAGAATCTTTAGCCAATGTAGCTGTATTAATACATTCAGAAGAACCCATGAAAGAAAATCCTGAACGTCTTATTTTTAAATACACCATACCATAACTTCTCTTATCGGCTTTACAGGCTTCCCAAAAAATAAAAAAAGCTCTATTAGCTTCTCTGTAGTCCGGATAGCCTACATCTATCTTTGTCCATTGTAAATACATATAATGAGACCCCGTCACATAATGAGGTTTGCCTTTGTTCATAAACCAATACCCCTGCTCTCTGTAATCAAACTCTTTTTCTATATAATCTATGTATTTGTCCTTAAATGAATTAGGCATATCATTCCATTGAAAAATAGATTTAATTCTCTGTAAGTGTTTAGGGAGTTCGAGTCTTTCCCAATATTGCTGAAGCCTATTAGAGCTTCGTGAATATATTTCTTTAGGAAGCTTAGGTAGTCCTATTTTCAAATTGGATATTTCAATTACTTTACCTAGTTGTCCATTCTTTGATATAATTACTAAGTCATATTTTACATTGTAGCCATACAGCCAACTTCGTGCTCTGTTTTTATTTGACACGACATTTTTTGGTATGTAGTTTTTAATTTCTTTAATCATCTAGAACGTCTTTCTGCAAATCCCTGTTTGCTTGAAGGCTTACCTTCTCCCATTTCTATTGCTTCTTTTTCAGATTCAATGCGTGATAGGATTTCAAACGCATCCATTATACATAACTTTTTAGTGGCTGCAGCATTTTTTAATCTATCTGCAGCTAGGTCATCATCTAACTCAGGCTTTATAATATCTTCTTTGGCTACTTTTATTAGTTGTTCAACTGCTCGATATCCTGCTTGAATAATTTTTAATTTAGTTTCTTTTAGATTCATATGCTATTATATTCTTAGAACGTATTCTATATAGTTTTTTATCTTCTACTTTAAATTCATATTCAGAGTCCGGCATGAAAGTAACGACATCTCCTTTTTTAATGCCATGTCTTTCTATAGATTGACATGGATACTCCATAATACCCATTAACGGTTCATTTGTGAAAGGCTTATATATATAAGTTTCTGTTTTTGGAAGAGGTGCAACAAAACAAAAAGGCTCAACAGCATACCATTTACTTATTTTTTTATACATATAGTATTGTGTTTCGTCTACAAAAAACTGATTGTCTTTAAAAAAGCTTTTGCCACTCTGCCTTCTTCCATACATATCATTGTAAAATTTAAAAACATTGTGATGTACTAATATAGAATCACCTTCTTCTATTGGACCGGAATAATTAATTGGAGTTTTTAAAACAATAGCCACCCTATTAGAAAAGGAGGCTTCTTCTTCTGAAGTGTTTAATATTATGTCTAACCCTTCAATACTTTTTACATTATCATAACGACTTTCATTAGCCGGTACAACTATAAATTGATTGGGTGATTTCATTTGATTTCATTTAATTAAAATTGTATATTAAATTCAAGAGAGATGGGCATGGTTCCATTAAATTGTTTCCACAATAATATTTCTTGCTCATCTTTATCTTCTATAAAAATTTGATAGGCATCATCCTCTGTGCTGTATTTGATTAAATGAATTACATGCCTTCCGTTAAGAACAGGCTGACCTACTAAATAGTGCATTCCCCCTGATTTATAATCGGGTCCTATAGAAATTTTTCTTATTTGCATTTTATTAAACTGTTTCTTGGAACAAGAATGACAATCCTAGTTCTCCGTCTGTTGGTGTTACCGACCCTGATTCTTTACATATAAGTCCAAGATTAGTATATTGGTCTATGATTATTGCTTGATTTGCTAAGTCTACTTGACCTCCCGGAAAAGTTCCATTATCAGAACTATCAAAATCAAACAAAGTATCAATAGTTGTAGTGTTAGATACTTGAGATGAACTATTATCGGGAATACTAATTAAATCAAACTGAAACTTAT